GGGCACCCGCCTCCATCTCCCCCTGAATGCCGTCATGCCGCTTCGGCCACCACAGGTCGGCAAGCGAATCAAGCGAGATGCAGACGAGTTCGGATAGCGCCTCTCTCGATCGTCCTGCCGGCCGACCGCCCTTGCCCACGCCAAACCGCTCCGCCGCCACTTCCTCGATCGACCGTCCGTCTACCGCGATCTTCATCACCATGTCGGCGAGCTCCGGTCCCATGAACGCCCGGGCCGTCGCCAGATCGCGGGCGGCGAGCGTGGTCGCGAACACCGGCCCCTCGCCCTGCCCTTCGTCGACGACGTCGCGCGACCAGTCGACCGAGCGTAATCCCATGGTGCTCGACGCCTCGCGCAGCCGGTTCGCCGCGTCGTACTGCCGTTCGGTGATCTGGTGCTTTCGCCGCATGGTGTCGATCGTCGCAACACGACGCTGGCAGCGCTCGACGCCGCCGCTCTCGTAGCCACCCTCGACGGTCTCGACCACCAGGTCCCGCTCGCCCGCCGTCACCGGCGGCAACGTCACCTTCCGCTTGCGCTTGCCCATCCAACGGCTCCTTTCCCGCGTGTCCCACCTGTCCCACCGTCAAAAACCAACGTGGGACGCAAAAAACTCTTTCAATTCAATTAGCTGTCCCACCTGTCCCACTTGTCCCACCAAAAAAGAAACAACCGTGGGAATTTGGAAGCGTCGCTTCTCCCCTTCACGCGCGTACGTGCGCGCGAAAACGTGGGACAGGTGGGACACGTGGGACACCCCGTTGAAAAACAACGGTGTTTCGCGTCCCACTTTTCGCTCGTGTCCCACCTTGAGGTGGGACAATCGCCCGGTTCGGCCTATTCGCCGTCCGGTTCTTCCTCCCAATTGACAGATTGCCCGACCGAAGCCTCGAGCCATGAGCGCGCGGTCTGGAGCAGCGGAAACTCATAGCCCCAGCTCCGCATCTGCTGCCCCTGATCGTCCACCTCGGTCTTTCGCTTCCGGACGACCCCGGGCACGAGTTTCTTGAGCTTGATGCCGAACTCCGTCTCGGTCGCCCGTCGCTTGATGCCGACCCGTTCGGCGAAGGCGATGTAGGCGGCGTGCAGCCGGTATGTCGGAACCCAGTCCTTCCATTGATCGGCGCCGGGTAGCTGGGAGCCCTCTCGCAATCGCTCCAGCCACCAGCTTTCCACCGGATCGAGCGAACGCACCTTCTGTTCGAACAGGCCGGACGTCTTCGGAATGTCGCGCAAGTCGATCTTCGAGAGATCGAATTCGAGGAGATAGTCCAGGAGGGCGCCCTTGTTCTCCGGCCGCTCCACCTCCCGGAAGAGGGCGGAAAAGTAGTTGGAGTCGCCCCTCGCCTTGTCCTTGATGTCGAACACGGCAAAACGCCGCTCGTCCTTGCCAGCCGGCACCACCCAGTCTTCGTTGGAGGTGACCAGCAGCCGGACGTAGTTCTTGATCTGGATGGGATCGACGCCCTTGTGCTCGATGAACTGGATATCGGAAGTCACCAGGCCCTTGAGCCGCCCTTCCGCATGCTTGTCGCCGGCCCAGAAGCCCTCGTCCGCCTGCAGCAGCAGGCAGCCCTTCATGTGGGCGTTGAACTGGCCGACCAGGTAGCGAGGATCGTCGGCGAGGAAATAGTGCGGGGCAAACAGCGAGCCGATCGTCTGCCCGATCAGCGTCTTGCCGGTCCCTTGCCCGCCGCGGATGACCAGCGCCGTTCCGATCCGCTCGCGCGGCCGCTGCACCATGTGGGCGAACCAGGCCGTGAGGTAGTGGAAGAGCTCTTCCGACCCCTGGCAGACCCGCTCCAGCAGATGGTCGAGGAAGGCGGAGCAGTCGCCGCCCTCCCGGTTCCGTTCCATCTCGAAGCCGCGCCAGAGATTGAAGGTACCGGCCGGCGCCGCCACATCCGGCCCGCCTGGGTCCGGCTCGAAGACGATTCCGGAATATTGTCGGCGATCGACGTCGCGCAGCCACATGGAGGCCTTCGGGACGGCCTTCCATTCGCCCTTGCCGTTCTGGACGTATTCGATCCGGTTCGCGTTCCAGGCTCCAAAGGCCTCCGTCGAGAGCAGCTGCATGCGTTCGTGCGGCGCACCGTCAGGAAACTCGCGCAGGATCATGCAGCGCGAGCCGATCAGGACGACGGCATACTCCTCGTTGAACGCGTCGACATTGTAGGCCCCGTCGCTCGGCGGCGGACCGTGGCCAGCACCCCGGATCTCCGCCCCGATGCCCTCGACGCTCGTCGCCCGGTTGTTCGACTTTCGTCCCGCCATCAGCGTACCCTCGACCCGGAAATTATATCTCTTTCTGTGATTTTTTTCTTGCAGATAAAATCTCTATATGAGATAACACCCTCATGAAAACGGTTCGCTTCTCCAACGACTGCAACAAGACGCTCCGCAAATTGCGGGGCGAGGCCAGCCGGATCGTCGCCAAGATCGAGCGTTACGCTGAAACGGGCGCCGGCGACGTCACGGCGCTGGTCGGCACCGACTACACGCGGATCAGGATCGGCGACTATCGGGCGATCCTGTCGGAGAGCGACACCGAAATCCTGGTGGTCCGGATCGGCCACCGCCGCGATATCTACGAGTGAGGAAACCGAGACATGCCCCGACACCCCACAATCACGACGCCCGGCGGCGAGGAGCTGGTCCTTGTTCCCCGCGCCGAGTATGACGTGCTGATTGCCGGCCATAGCGAAGACGCCGCCGACATCGCCGCGGCCGACGCCGTGATGGCCGGGATCCGGCGCGGCGACATCGGCACCACCTCGGCGGAAGAAACCAAGATCCTGCTCGCTGCGGCCTCGCCCCTCGCGGGCTGGCGTAAGGTGCGCGGCTTCACCCAGGCCGAGCTCGCCGCCACCGTCGGCATCAGCCAGAACCACCTGTCCAGCATGGAGACGGGGAAGCGCGCCGGCACGACCGATATGCTCAGCCGACTCGCGCGCGCCCTCTCCGTTCGGATCGAGGACCTGATCGACGACTAACCCAAGAAAGACCCTTCGCCTTGCGCGCAAGAACACCCAGGAGATGACGGACAAGGACGACGCCGCCCTCATGTCGGACGCTCTTGCCGATTCGGACAATCCGCACCTGGACGACGAGCTGATCCGACGCAGACGCGCGCCTGCTGAAGACCCGAAGCGCCAGGTCAGGCGCTGCCTCGACGACGACGCGGTTGACCGACTGAGGGCTGACAGGGCGGGATGGCATGCGTGGACGAACGCGGCGCGGAGGAAGGAGGGCGGATTGAAGTCAATTGAAGATTTCCGCCCTATCCGGTTCGACGTTCCCAGGTACGCAGCCGTACCGTCACAATCGACGAGTGACAGAACCCGAGGGAAGACATGCCAGGATGGAACGGCTGGATTGCGATTGGAGCCGCCACTGCACTCGGTCTGATCGCCGGCGCCAGCACGGTTGCGCTCGTTTGCCCGCTCCAGCCGGACGGATGGGCAGAAGTCCTGGCGATCGGCGCGTTCACAGCTGTAGGCTTGATCGTAACCGGCACAATTACTTTCGCGGCGGCGGAAAAATCCGCCGCACCTATTCGAGATCAAGTTCTGATAGGAAGCATCGGAGAAACAAAATCCCTGCACCAGAACATTTCTCGCGCTATCTCCGAAATATCCAACAGAACACAAACCCTCCACAGTTTTTATATCGATCCACAAAATTCCGAAGACGTAATAACAATTCTCAACAGTAGTAAGCATAAAATTCTGATCGAATGCTCCATAAATGACATAATGTCTGAGTTTTTCTCTTTCGAAATCGAGGAAGAGCAAACAATATCTGAGAATCATGATAATTATCTTATAATGATTTCCGATTTTATGATTGAAAAATACCAAATAGAAAGAAAAGAATTCGAACACTTTAACAAACTCATTCTTGACATGATCAACTGAATTACACAGGTGAAATTTCAATTGGAAATAATGCAGGAAGGGCTGGAAAGAAGAATTACAAACACTTATAGAATACTCTACAAATCTTGATACCAGGGCCTCCAAGGGACGGTCGGCCAGCGCGTGATCGGATTGGAAGGTCACGCCGCGGCCTCCTTCATGTCATTCGAAGCCGCCCCGATGGCCATCTCGGCGCAGTTGGATCTCACCAGCGCCTCCGCCAGCGGTGGGCAGACGCTGTTACCGCAGCAGCGGCCCTGGACCTCTTGCGTCAGCGGCACGGGTTCGCCGTCGGGCCCGATGCCGACGTCGATCACGTGGTCGTCGGGAAACCCCTGCGCCCGGAAGCGCTCGCGCGGCGTCAGCATCCGCATGCCGATGTCGACGATCACATAGTCGTCGCCGTCGATCTCGACGGTGACCAGGCCGTGGCGCGGCTTGGTGGTGACCGTGTGCATCGGCTCGTCGACGCCCTGCACCGGGTCGCCGGCGCCGTAGTATTTCGCCAGGAAGGCCGCGACGAGGCCGGCATGGGTGCCGCCGGCGGACACGGTCGGCACGGGCGCCGTCGCCTCTCCGCCGCGCCGGTCGCTCCCCCGCATGTTGATCATGTGCGCCGCGACGAGGCCTTGCGTGCACCCCTTGCCGACGATCGTCGACACCGGCTCGCGCGCCTCGTGGCCGACCATGTCGGTGTTGTGCTGCGCCAGGAAGGCGGCGACCAGGTCGACGGTCGCAAGAACGCTTTCGTTGCCGCCCGGTACCAGCGTCGCCGCCGGAAGCTCGACCGACCGGGTCCGGGGCTCTCCGCCCGCCTTCTCCTGATACCGTGGCACGAGATAGGGCGCGACGACCCCCAGCGGCACGGCGCCGCCCGGGCGCTTGGACTGGCCGTTCGCCGTCACCGTGGCCAGAGGTTCGCCCATGGCGTGGCCGACCGAGCCGGACCGGAACTTGGTCACGAACGGCGTCACGATGGCGTTCGTATCCTTCGCGCTGGCCGTCACCGTGTGCAGCGGCGCCTCCATCGGCCGGCTGGCCCCGCCCTGCTGGCCGTAGGTGACGAACGGCGAGACGACCGCCAGCTCCCCGCGATGCGCGGTGGTGATGGTCCTCAGCGGTTCGGCTATGTCATGACAGCGCGTGTCCCCGGCATGCGTCACCGGCACTATGAACGGCCGCTTCGCCTCGAGGACGTAGCGCACGACCCCTTTGGCGATCCGCCGCATGGTCGCGTCGGCCAGCGGGCGGACCGCGCGGACTCCGTACTTGGCCTTGATCGTCGCCGCGTCGTCGAAGATCGACGGGCACGGCAGCGACCAGTCGATGATCTCCGCCGCCGTGCGCCATGGAAGCTTGCGGCCAGCCAGCACATCCGGATCGTCCGGCGCCCCATGCGTCGGCTTCGGCCAGACGATCGGCCTTCCGTCGCGTCGGGCGATGACGAACAGCCGCTTGCGGATCGTCGGCGCGCCATAGTCGCAGGCGCGGAGCTCGCGCCACCCGACCCGGTAGCCCAGCCGCTTCAGCTCGCGCGCCCATTGGTCGAAGGTCTGCCCACGCCGCGCCGGATCCGGATGGAACACGCCGGACTCGCGCTCGACCAGCGGCCCCCAGTCCCGGAATTCCTCGACGTTCTCCAGGATGATCACGCGCGGCCGCGCCCGCCGCGCCCACAGGACGACGGTCCACGCCAGGTCGCGGATGTTCCGCTTCACTGGCCGGCCGCCCTTCGCCTTCGAATGGTGCTTGCAGTCAGGCGACGCCCACAGCAGGCCGACGGGCCGCAGCCCGACCACTTCCATCGGGTCCACCTTCCAGATGTTCTTCGACAGGTGGACCGTGTCCGGATGGTTCGCCCGGTGCATCGCTAGTGCAAATGCATCATGGTTGATCGCGTAGTCGGGCGAGCGGCCGAGCGCCCTCTCGATGCCGGTCGACGCGCCGCCGCCGCCGGCGAAGGAATCGACGATCAGTTCGCGCACGGGAGCGGCCGGACCGGCCGCGAGGACATCGACACCCCCGCCAAGTGCAAGCGATTCCTGCAACATCAGCACCCCCCGTTTCTGGTTGCTTCCTCGGCAAGGCGCGCGTCTTCCGCCGCGATCTCGTCGAAGATGATGCCGAGGGGCCCTTCAGGGCGGCCATCGGCATGGCGTGAGACGGCATCCCGAAGATCATCGAGCGAGGCGCCGCTCTGGATCGCGATCGACGCGCAAAGGGCGGCGTCGCGTGCCGAGATGTCGACTGCGGATCCGGGCTTGCCCGCGGTCAGAAAGACCTCGCGCGGCGGTCCGAATGCGGCAGATGCCTCATCGAACGCCCGGCCGATCGACCCGTGATACGTCACCCCGCCGATTTCGAACGTGAGGGTCTCGTTTGCCCGGCGATCGGGCATCTTCTGACGTGCCATGATGGACCTCGATCGACTGCTTAGTTGCGAGCCGGCTTCGGACGCGGGACAGGCGCGAGCGAGCACCATCCCGCCCTGCGGCCGCCCTCGTAGGGCCGGCCGAGGCCTTCGGAGATCAGCGCCGTCGCAACATCGCGGCCGTCCACGTAGACGCGCGCCAGCGTCCGCTCGTAGCGGTCGCATCCGTCCTTCCGGAGGGTGATTTCTCCCGATTCGAGAAGCTCGATCAGACGCGCCCGGGCAGCCTCCGCCTTGGCGGTTTCGGAGGCGCAATCACCGTTCATTTCGGGCGTGTCGATGCCCATGATCCGGACCGACTCCCACTTGCCCCACCGAAGCCGCGAGCACGCTGGCGTGTCGGGCCCGGGCGCGACGTACATCGTGTCGCCGTCATGCGGCGCCGGCGGTTCGTCGGCGGCGAAAGCCGGGAAAGCGAGCGAGAGGAAGATGAGGAAGAGGCCCGGTTTCATAGGATGATCCCCTCTGGAAGCCTGAAGAAACCTAACATGCCGCGACAGGCGACGAACGGCAGCGGACGGGCCCCGGCGAGCTCGATGCCAAAGGGCCCCACGAACCATTCGCTGTCCGATTGCCTCAGGCAGGCGACAATCGCCGCCTCGCCGACGATGCCGCCCACTTCGAAGCGGTCGGGCGCGACAACGTCCCAATGTCGGCCCGTCACCGGATGTCGGCCGGCTCGAAGAAAGGCGGTCGCCTCTCGGTCGATCGCCTTGCCGGCATGGATCAGGATCCGACCCCGCCGGTTCGTATGCCAGCTGCGGTTTTCGATCGTCTTGTGCCGGTGGACGATCAGCCACGCCCACGGCTGACGGATGGAAAGACAGACCGGAATGTCACTCACCATCACGCCACCTCCTGACTTCCTGAGCCTGGCGACCAATCGGGCCGGGCCTCTTGCTTCGTGACGTTGCGGAACTGACCCGCCGCGTCTGCGCAATCGCGGCAGCGCCAGGTGCCGACGCGGCCGGACCGGAGATCGACGCCGCTGCCGAACGAGGCCGGCCGGCCGCAACCGCAGACGAGCGGGCGGAATGCGTCCGTCATGCCCGCCTCCGCGTTTCCTCGACGCAGAGCACCTTGCCCTCGCGAACGAGCCGCACCCGCCGGCTACCCTTCCGGGCCTTCAGCTGCCGCCTGAGCATACCGGCGCCGACAGGCGCCGCTCCCCATTCGGCCCAGGGCGTATCTTCCCGAACTCCCGCGAGGCCCAGAAGCAGATCCTGAAGGCACGTCACCGCGACCACGCGAACGCCGCTGATTGTCGGAACCGCGGCTCTCGACGCCGTGAGGACGATCACCTTGGCGCCTGCCTCGGCCGGACGTGCGGCCCGGAGTTCATCGGGGAAGCAGAGGCCGAGGCGCCGTGCAGGCCGCTCGTCCAGCATCAGAATCGAACGGTGATCGGGAATGCTGTTCATGACGCGTACTCCACTTGTTTCGCCTCGGTCGCGGTTCCTTCGGTCTCCCGGTCGGCGCGGCGCGCCTCCTCGCCTCTTGCGCCGCTCCCCGCCTCTTGACGCCTCCCGGTCGCTTCGCTCCCCGCCTCTTGACGCTTCACCGCGGCCATCCACGAATTGAAGTCGAACCCCTCGGCCGCCTGGACGGCGCGAACCGAACGCCCTGCCGACGCGTGCGCAGCGATCGCCGCGTCTTTCGCCTTGCGCGCTTGCTTCGGATCCGCTTCGTCGCCGTCGAAGGCGAGCAGCACCGTCCGCGCCGGGACAGAGGCGGAGAAGTTGGAGAGGGAGAGGGTCGCCCAGCCGCCGACGCCGGAAGCCTCGATCGCCGAGCCGGTGGTCTCGATGCCTTCGGAGAGCAAGAGCGGTGCATCGTCCTCGGGCGCCCGGCAGAACCGAACATGCCCCCCGTTGAGTGCGCCTCGGATCTTGCGGGCCTTCAGGGGCGACCCGTCGGGCGCGAAGATCTCGGCCTTCGCCGTTCCGTCATGGGTGAACCAGGTCAGGTGCACGCCCTGCAGGCGGTTCGTCTTGCCGTTCTGGATAGCGGCGACCATGGCCGGCCCGGAATGGACCTTGACCGGCGGCGTGTCGTCATCCTCGACGAACCAATACGGACAGTCGGCGAGAAACCGGAGCGTCGGCAGCGGCCAGGCGATCTCGCCGAGGTCGATCGAACGGGCCTCCAGCCAGGTCTCGACGAGTGTGCCTCGGGAGGGCGCGGCCCCACGCCAGATCTCGGCCGCCCGGGCACACTCCCGGCGCGCCGCCGCTTCCGCCTCGCGCAGTTGTGCTTCCCGCTTCGCCGCCGCCTCGGCGGCCCGCTGCCGGGCCATCTCGCGATCCGCCTCGGTGCGCTCCTGCCAACCCGGCAAACCGAGAAAGCGCCGCGCCCAGTCGTAATCGTCCCGCGTCGGCCGGGTGCGCGCCTCACCGGAATTGACGTAGGCAATCAGCTCCAGCGGCCCGCCGCCGAGGCCGCCATTCGGCCCATCGCCGGATTGCGAATATCGAACCCAGAGGCCGCGCCCCCGGCTGAGATTGACCTGCCAGGAGCCCGGCACGCCCTTCGCCTTCCACGACAGGATGCCCCGCTGCCCGCGCCGGCCCCAACCTGGCACAAGCTCATCGAGAAGCTGTTCGAGACGATCCGTCAGGCGCGCGACGATCTCGCGGGATTCGGTCCCGAGCGCTGCCGGGTCGGAAACACGATCGGGATTGCGAACGGTGCCGACGGTCATGAGGGCCCCCGAACTGTTCTGGCATGCGCGCCACACCAGCTGGAGCCTTCGCGGTGCACGCCCTGCCCACAGAAGCGCATCTCCGGAACCGTCGGGCGCGCCGAGTGTGCCCAGAGCGGGAAGCGGCAAAGGCCGTCTGCGAGGTCGGAGAAAGGGATGCCCCCGCCCTCGGCCACGATGGACGGAGACATCGGACCGGGGGCGGGAGCCACGACCGAGGGCTCAAGAGGCGCGGAGCGCGCAGCGCGACCGGGAGCCTCAAGATCGCTGGGGGGCTGACGATCAGCCTCGGTCGATCTGGGAAAGCTGGAATTGAGCGTTTTCGCCGCCGCCGCATGCGGCGGCGATTTGGGCACGCGCACCGACGGGCGCCGTTGAACCGGGGGCTTGGCTGTCGGTGCCGCAGCCTTCTTCGGCCAGCGACGCGCCGAGGAAGTGTCCGGGAAGCAGTCGCGATGGCGATGGATGTGGCCCAGCACCGCGTTGCGCGTCGTCTGGAGCTCCCGGCCGATCGCTTCGGCCGCATAGTCGAGGGCCTGCAGCGCCAGGATGAAGGCGGTCTTCTCGTCGCGCGTGCTCTCGGCCCACGGCTTCAGGCGCCGGGCGAGACGCTCGTCCACGAAGCGGACCGTTCCGGACTGACGAACATCGCCCATCACTCGGCCGCCTCTTTTGGAAAAGACGAATGATTTCCGCGTGTTTCAGTGGGTGTTTGTCGTGAAACCCTAGGTACCACCGGCGCGGCACGGAACGGCAGCGGGCTGCAGTAGCCGTGCGGATGGAGGTCGAGCACCCGACAAACGGCGGCGACCGTGGCCACCGACATCGGGGTCGCGCTTTCCAGCCGCGACAGGGTCGCCTTGGAAATCCCGGCGCGGCTTGCGAGCAACGCCTGAGACCAATTGCGGACCAGCCGCGAGCCGATCACGCCGGCCCCGAAATACCACCAGAGGAATGCGCCGTGGGAAAAGGCCGGAACGCCCCTGCCCGCTTGGTTCCCGGTCACCGGGTCGAGACCGAGTCGCGCACACCAGGCAAGCCAGGGATCGATGCCGACGGGGCGGCGGCAAGCGAGCGCGCAGGTGACGCGACCCGACACGCCGATCTCGGTGCCGGCGTCGATCCGGGCAAGCCGCGCCGGATAGGCCGCGACAAGCGCGTCCGCCACCCGGCCGACGAGCTGATCGCCGCCTTTGATCTGCGAATGCGGAGCGCCGGCCGTCATAGCTGCCTCCCTGTCGCTACGCTCCTCGCCTCTTGATGTTTCCCGGTCGCTCCGCTTCTCGCCTCTTGCAGCTCGTCGGCGTCCCCGGCCAGTTCGATGTCGGCCAGCAGCCGATCGATGGCCGCGAGGTACTGCTGCAGGACTGCGATGTCGTCGCGCAGCGGAAGCCGCTTCAGGTCGCCCCGATCGACGATCCCGTTGTCGGCAAGCGCCGCTGCAATGTCGCGCATCAGGTCGGCGCAGAGCGTGGCGAGTTCCGAGAGGTGACGCGTCCAGACATCGTCCCGCTCTCCGCCTTCCGGCAGCTTCACCAGGAGATAGCCGGCCAGTCGCGCCAGGCGGCGCGTGACGCACGGTTCACCGCTTTTGCGCTCCAGGTCGGCGACGATGTCGACCGGCATGAAGCTGGGGTCGCTGTTGGCCGCGTAGTTTGCGAGCCGCTGAAAGCTGACACGCGTGGACGCGCCCGCCGCCTCATACCCGCCGTTCGCCTCGACGAGATCGCGGGTCGCCGCGCACAGGCTGAGATAGTCGACGCGCGCGAGGGTGCGGGGCTCGCTTGCGCTCATGGCCGCCTCCCCGGCTTGAAATTTTCCGGATCTTTCAAGGTGACGCCTGCCCACTCCGGCTCGATAGTCGAAGCCATGGAGACGCCCCGAAAAAGCGGCCGAGTCCGAGGAACACGAACCCGGCCGAAGTTTGAGGAGGAAACGCCCAGGGGGGACGCGAAACTCCGCCCGAACCGGGCGGAGCGGATGATCGCAATCGAGCCCAGAAGGCCGAGCGCGAGAAGGGAGAGGAAAAGGATGAAGACGATGCCGAGCGTCATAGCCACCTCCGCTCGATCAGATCGGCGGCGGCAAGCGCCGCAAGAACGCCGAGCGTCACCACGGCCGCGACACCGATTGCCGCGATCAGCCCGACGATGATGGTGAGAACGGAGGAGGACACCGCGTCGGTCATGCGGCACCTTCGCATTCCGGATTGGGAAGGAAGTCATCGGCGGACACCGGCAGGCCGTGCTCCCTCGCGTAGGCGAGAAGCTTCGGCACATGCTTGAACGGAATAGTACCGCCCGTTCCGCCCTTAACTTTAGGCCGCCGCCAGTTTGAGACGCGCGTCCTGTGCACGCCCGCAATCTCGGATACGACCGAGACCCCACCGTAGAGATTGATAATGCTGTTCGCCGGTTCCATGGACGGATCTAGTAGCGCTAATCGCTACGCCCGTCAAGCCAATGTAGCTATTTCGGAAACGGCCAGACAGTTCGCTTTCCGCTACAACAGCGGAATGATCAGTAGCTGGTTGAGACAAGCGCTAATTGGCAGCAACCTTACGCAGGCGGAGCTCGCTCGCATGCTGTCGACCCGGCTTGGGCGCTCCATTGATCGGGCAGCCGTCAACAAAATGGCGTCGGGTAAACGGCAGATCGCGGCCGACGAGCTTCTCGAAATTGCAAGAGTGACAAAGCACCCTCTTCCGGAAGAGTTCCAAACCAAGGGCTCGGGGGAGGTCAGAGAACTGACCTATCACCTGGACGAAGAATCCAAAGTCATACCCACCGACACGCTCTACAAGCCGCAAACTCCCGGCGCCTTGCCTGAAATTGACGTGCGCCCCGGCGCCGGTCATGGTCAAATCGGCGAGCTAGGCGTTATAGCGTTGAGCAATGGAGAGACTGCCGTTGGCCACCAGGTCATCCGCGAGTGGACTCTTCCTGATGATTTCACACGTAATCATCTTCAAATCACACCAGGACGGACATTCGTCCTGGAAGTCGTCGGTGACTCCATGCTTCCGACGCTCTTACCCGGTGATCGTGTGATTGTGGATATGTCGCAAAGAACATTCCGCGCAGACGCGCTTTACGTGATCGATGATTCATTTGGGGAACCTCAGGTGAAGAGGCTTCGCCGAGTTCCCTACAGTGACCAGCCTACTGTCGAGATTATATCCGACAATCCCAGCTACGGCCGCGATCAAATATCAGCCGACAAGGTCAGAATCCTTGGCCGAGTATGCGGCCATATGGCTCGAAAGTGACTGGCCGCCAACGCTTGAGCGAAATTCGCTACATCGATATTGACGCTACGTAGCGCTTTACGCTACAATCGCCATCGCAACGGGAGAGCCCGCGATGGCACGACGCCTTGTTTCCGAATTCAAGCGCACCTTCTGGCGGCCGGTCGACCCGGACGATCCATTCGATGACGTCAACCGCTACTCGATGCGGCTTGGCCTCGCGATCGGCGCCGCCATGGCCCTCGCCGTCGCTACCCGCCTGGCCGCGCTCGGACCGACCCTCCGCGACCTCGCCTCCTTC